TCCGTTGGCCGCAACGACCAGTCCCGCCCCATTGGAGTTCTGCGACAGCCACATCATGCTGCTGCCCACCAGCGCCACACTCGACGGGGCACAGGTGCCATAGCCAAACACGCTGCCAGGCACCGGTTGAAACGGAAACGGCGACGTCCCCGCGTCATACCAGACCTCGCCGGTCTGCTCGCCAATCAGCCAAATCTGACGGTTGCTATCGACATTCATCGACACCCACGGGTCCGGCGCAATGCTGCGTTGGGCAAACTGCGTCAAATCCCACGTCGCCCCGTCGTTCAGTTCGCTGATATAGAACGTTGAGGTGGCCGCATTGAAGGCCAAGAAGTAGCCGTCAATCATGCCCACGCTGGTCGTGATCCCCGCCAGATTCGCCACCGCCGTCAGGGTGTTCGTGGCAATGTCGAGCAGATACCCATTGGTGCCCGACCCAATCAGCAGCTGTCCGCCCGCATCCCCGTTGCTGGCAATGCTGGCCATGTTGGGGTCATTCGCCACGGTGCCGCCCGTCACAATCGACGCGCTGTTGGTGTCCAGCACCTTGTAGACATGTCCGCCCATCACGGCATAGCAGCGCCCAGCCATCGCAAATAATGCACGGCAGTTGATGTCGCTCACCGTGACGTAGGGTTCTTGGCCCGGACAGGGATACAACGCCGCCGCATACGGAGACGCCGCCGCCTGAATCGGCTCAGGATACCAGTTCATCGTCCGTTCGAGGTCCGCCCACGGACTCTGCGACTCGTTCGACCCGTAGACAAAGCCCGGATACTGGCCCATGTTACGTGTCCGAATAGATGTTGTAGTGCGGACCTGCGCCCCCAAACAACAAACCCGCCACGCCGCTCGACAGATCGCTCAAGCGTTGATTAGCGCGTTTGATGTCGGCTTTGCTCTCCATCGCCGCCTGCTGCAAGTCTGGTGTCAATGGGGCGTCAAACGCCGCCGCAATCTCTTTCGCCAACCCTGTCCGCAGGAAGCGACGGTACCCCGGAGGCAAGCTAATCGTGTCGGAAATGGCAGTGAACTCTGACACCGGCACCGGGGTATAGATCACCCCCTGCAACGTCGTGCTTGTGGGCAACGGCCACAGGTAAATCAGGCCCAATCCCGCACTAAAGACGGCGTTGTAATACGCGGCTTGTGGATACACCGAGGTCAACGCTTTTTGCGCGATCCCCGCATAGGCGTCTTCCGTCAGTGCCGTGCCAAGGTTGTACTCAATCGTCGGGCTGACACTCGTGTCCTGAAACCCAATATTGGTAATCCCCATCGGTCCAGTGGGACGCGCACAATTGATGACGCCGCCGGGACCAATGGTGTAGCTCGTCGCGCCACTAATCGTCCACAGCGTCCGCGCTTGCCCATAGATGGTCAACCCTTCGGTCGCCATGCTATTGATCCAGTCGTTCAAACGTGCCAACGCATAGGCCGCATCATTCGCTGATGCCGTCTCGCTGACTTGCAGGATTCTCAGATCCTGCATCGACGCCGTGATCAATTCACTAACGGTCATCAGACCTGATACAACGCATTCATCAGCGTGGCCGTCGTGGTCGTGCTGTTCACCCGAATGCACTTCAGGGGCAGTAGGGTGCCTGCCGCGACCGTGAACGCGCCCGTGCTGCCATCTTCAAAGACCGCGACGACAATGCCCGCACCGCCGACAAAGATCGCGTTGGCCGGAATGGCTTTGGTCGCGGCACTCGCCGAATACGTGCTGCCATCAAAGTTGACCGTGTCGCTCTTGACAATCAAGACCGACCGATTAAACGTGCCACTGGCTTGTGCCATTTACTGGACCTGTGCCTTCCGTGGGCGTCCCGCCTTGCGCTTACTTGGCAATGATGGGAGATGTTCATGTGTGGCGTCGTCGGCCACTTTCGCTTCCGCCTGGGCGGTCTGCCCCATACGCTGGTCGGTAAAATGCCGCATCGCCGCAATGTCCGCCATCGACCGCTGCGCCACTTCGTACCCAGCCATCGCCAAGTCCGGCGTGTCGTACCAGCCCTGCTTCACCAACTTGTCCAATTCCTCTTGGTTCTGCACAATCTGCTGACAGGACCGCGCAAACGACTCACCCACCGCATCCCCGACTGCCGCCAGTGGATCGCCGCACATGACCTTCCCGTTCTCACGCGCACGGGCCTGATACACCATCTTCGGAAACGGCTCGTAGCCATTTGCGCCCATGCCGCCATGGCGCTTCTGGGTGTTCCACTTCGTCATCTCGCGGGAGTACTCGCTGTCGGGGTTGTGAATGATCGCCATGTGTCCTCTGAAAAGAGAGGGACGGCACCGTGCCGCCCCTCTTGTAACGTCGAATTACGCGACCGTGCCCGTGATGTTCGTGACGGTGCCGGCAATCGGAATCGCCGCAAACGCATTCCACAGACCATTGCAGGCGACACACTGCATGGCAATCGGTGCCGTCGCATTGACCGTGACCACGTCATACGACGCGCCCGCGCCAGACAGCCCGCCCGTGAACGTCAGCACATGCGCCGCAGCGCCGTTGCCAATGATCATCAGCGTGGTACCGTCCATGTCCTTGGTCGGAACAGGAACCGTCAGGGTAATGACCGATGTGCCATTGAGGATGACACGCAGGTCTGTTCCCGCTGCCGGAAGTGTCAGGGTCGAGGTCGCTGTGATGCTCTGCACCACGACCGCCCGAGACGCCTGATAGGTCACAACTTCCTGCGCCGAAGGAGTGGCAAAGTCTGTCGCCGCCCCATGCGTCACATTGGCCGTGATCTTGTGCGCGACCGTCGCGCTGCCATCAATGCCACGCTGGACCGGCACCGAGGTGCCAGACACGTAGCTCTGCATGACCTTCATCATTTCCTGATCGACCAGCACCAGTCGTCCCGCCGCCACAGACGTAGCCGACGCGACCGTGATGCTGGTGTCGGTCAGGGCGACCGCCACCGACAGAGTCGTTGTTGCCAATGCCATGACTTAACCCCACACTCTCGCGGCAAGCCGCGCCTGAATAGTCGCTGCGCCAATCAGGATGTCCAACCGGCTCGGATTCTGGTCCGTGCCAATCTGGTACTGCTCGACCATGCGAATTGAGAACCCAAGAGCCTTGCTCCGCACGGTGGTGGACTCTGCGCCCGCACCGGGCTTCATCAGGTCGGCCATCACGAAGGCAAACGCATCGGGGTGATACACAAACGACTGGGGCGACAGGGTGGTCGCCAGCGTCCCAGCCGTAGGCGAGGTCGCACCAAGGACCGTGACCACCGCACTGTTTGCAGGAGAAGCATCCACCGTCTGCAGCTGACCCGACGTTACAATCGACGGGCTGATTGGCAACGTCGCCATCGAACCCGACGAATCCGACGTGTCAGCAGTGACGACAAACTGCTGAAGACGACCCGTGGACGAGTAGGACAGCGGGTTCACGCTGTTCACGCCAGCGATGGTGAAAATGTCGCCCTTCTTGAGGGACGACGCGCCAGACGCCCAGCCGTTGATCGAAATGGTGCTACCGGTCTGGCTCGCGCCGTTGACCAGCGGGGTCGAGGCGGTGAACGTACCGGTGGTGTGGGTCGGACGCACTGGGTCCTGCAGCCACTTATCGACGCCCAACTGCCGACGCCCAAACATGCCCTCTTCGTAGTTCTCCGAGATGATGGCCGGGGGGTTGAACAGGCTGCTGGTGGTGTTCGCCAGGGTGGACATCGCCAGCGGGTCTAGCACCGCCACGCGACCCTTGAGCGGAGTCGAGAGGTCAGTCAGCTTCACGCCCGCCTGCAGATACGTAATGGTCGCGCTCGGCGTGGTACCCGGAGTGCCCACGGCGCTGTAGATGTCGCGGTACACCGCGTTGAACGCCAGCACTTCAGCCGCGTTGGCAAGGGCTTCAGACCCCGGCTCCACATATCGTGCGCGGATATTGTCCAGCTCGGTCGTCGCCTGTTGGCTGCTATAGCCAAACGCGACGTTCTTCTGGTTGGTCAGCGAAATCGGGACCGTCTGGTCGTACAGGTTCTGCAACTGCAGCGCCTGTCCGTCCGTCACGGTGAATCGCTGGGGCAGTCGGGCATTGACCGTATTGCCGACTTTCGCGCCAGCAATTTCGTACTGCGAATCGTAGGTCCGGTTGACGTTGGCCAGAAACACGAGCTTGTTGATAAAGCCTCGTGCAACTTCCTTGGTCGTCCAAGACGGGGTGGCGAGTGTATTAGCCATCAGTCATCCTCATTACAGGGTTACAAACGACCCGCTTGGCGATCCACGGCATTCATGCGACGGAAGTGTTCATCCATCGACAAGTCATCGCTAATCTCAAATGGGTCAGAGACAGGAGGCGAGGTGCCCAGCGGCTTGATAGGCGCTCTCGCATTACTCACGACTCGTGCTGGGCCGCGTGGAGAAGAAGCAGCTTCGAGTCGGCCTTCGAGTTTCCCCATTTCCCGGTAGGTGTCTGCCGGGTGCAGCGTGGAGAGTCGCTGAGATTCGTCGGGATGCGCGGAGAGCCACTGCAGGAGTTCAATCCCGAGCGGCGAGTCTTTGACCAGATGTTGCATGGGCAGACTCATCGGCGTATCGGGGTTCAACTCCGCATCCAAGTTCGGGTTCTTCCCACGCGCCGCCGTCAACCGGTCAGTCCATGCCGTATCCATCTGCGTTTGATACTGCTGGATGCGGGACTGCTGGTCGCGTTCCTGTCGTTGCGTCTGGCGCTCCTCGTCTCGCACGTCCGAGACAAAGGTCGCCATCGCCATCGAGTAGTCTTCGTAGACGTCAAACTGGTCCACCGTCGGGACGCCGGGCATGTCCTTGAATCGTGCCCATTCGCTGCCGTGCGCGGGGGGCGCAGGCGCAGGCTCGGCCGGACGTGATAACTCTGCGATCCGGGCTTCGGCGGCGTCGGCACGGCGCTCTGCCGCCCGTTGCTTGCCCACGGCGGAGGAGACCGCTTCTGACGCACTCTCACTGCGACTGCGCCGTTTCTCGACGGGTTTCTCGACAGACACGGCGTCTGCTGATGCAGCCGCCTGTGAGGACTCGGGGATGGGATCGTCAGCAAACGCGGATTGAATTTGGTCCACGGTCTCGTGGTTAGAGTCAATCGTGATGTCGCCGTCGGTCACCTGGCCTGCGTCTGTCGTCATAATCCTCGTCAAAAAAAGGGGGGAAACAACGCAAAAGGGACGGTCCTCATGGCTCTCAGGCCAGATGACACGTCCCCTTCGTCGTGCGTCCCCTTGTCGTCTCACCCGCTGGGGGGCGGTTGTCGGCGCGGTCATGAGTCGCGCCCGAGTGAGAACGTCAGCTATTTAATTCCCGGTCATTATTACTAGATTATTGTGTTAGGTCAATTGCGCTATTTATTTCTTTGGCTAATGGCCGCGGCTTTAGCTCGGGCGTCTTCTTTGCTTGATGCGCCCCACGCCCGCAACGACAATGCCAACCGTGTGGGATCACCGTCAGGTTCGGTCATTGGCCCTAACATATTGCCCATCCGCGCCAGAAAACTGGCACGTCGTGGATTGTCCCCAGATTTGACGGGAGGACGCAAAGTGCCACCCGTTTCGGCGTGATACGACGCTCGGCCTTTGGCGTTCAGACCACCTTCGGGGTTCTTGCCTTCCTTGCGTGTCCACGCGGCACTCATATCATTTCCTCCGGCATCTGTTGGGCGTCTGCGGCCATGTCTTCAGGACTGCCTTCCATGTTCATCCCGCCGTTCTGGGCCGATAAGGCGGCGTCTTGCTGCTGGTCTTGCATGGACGCTTCCTGTGCCTGCATCGCCTGCTGCTGCCCCATCTGCTGCGACTGGATGTGGTCCTGCGCCGACTGTTCCTGCGCGTGACCCGCCTGCATCGCCGCCATCTGTTGCAGATGCTGTTGCTGTGCGCCCGTGCCGACCCGGTTCACTTCCGCCGCAAAAATCGCCCCGGCTTCGTCGGCGCGAATCTTCATGGCCGTAATCGCCAGTTGCGTCTCGTTCCGCATCCGCTCGATTTCCAGCTTGGCCTGCTGGTCACTCTGCGCCGTCTGCGCTTGCATCTGCAGCTTCTGACCGTCCATCTCCAGCAACTTGGTCTTCTCGTCCAGCGCCTTCGTCAACTGCTCAACCATCTGCCCCGCTTGCTGCAACTGCTGCTGCAACTGCTGCGGATCAGGCCCGTCGTCCTTCGCTTGCAGCGGTGGCGGCAGCATCTTCTTCACACGCTCGGCGGCTTCCAGATGACCGGGGAAGTCACGGAACTTCAGGTAGATGTCGCCCAGAATCGGGAACAGGCTTGGGTTCGCTTGGAACAGATTGCCCATCTCGTCCGCGCCTTCTTCGTTGCGGCTCTTGTACGACTTGCCGATACTGACCACCACGCCGTAGCGGCCCTTCTTCAGGTCGTAATGCAGCACCTTGCCTTGTGGACGCTGTGGAGGCGCAGGCGGCGCTCCGGGTATGCCCATCGGCTGACCCTGCGGCGGCTGGCCCATGCCCATCTGCGGGGCGGCTGGCGGCGGCGGGGGCATCGCGGCCACTGGGCGCTTGGTCTGCGGATTCATGGTAAACGGCTGATTCAACATCACCGTCTTGGCGTTGTCCTCGCGGTCCAAGATGCGGGCCACGCGACCGGGCCGGTCATAGATGTACGGAATCAGGTCAAGGACCACCTTGGCTTCGTACGTCAAGCTGATTTCCGCAAGGTTGTCGAGAAAATGGCTCGACCCCGCAGTGTGCTGGTTCTGGAGGGCCAGCACCGCACGGCCACTCTTGGCATTGGTCGCTTGCTGCCCCAGTGCGGACTCATACGCGCCCGTGCCCTCATGGATAAACTCTCGCGCTTGCTGCAACAGCAACATGCTGGGGCCCAGCCGCGACGTATCAACTTGAGTGCGTTGCGGCGGGGGCGCCGGGGTGCCGTTCAAACTGACGTTACGGTACCGCAGATAGGGGAAGTTGCGGACATTGGCGAGTTGCCACTCCTGCTCGTGGCCTTCTTCCTGGCCTTCCACCATCGTGTACGGCGCTTTGGTTTCCAGACTCGCCATTTCGACAGCACTGGACGCGCTGTAGTTCAGCAGACGCACGGCGTCCTTGTTCGGCTCAATCATGCCGACCCACCGCCGTTCGGCTTCAAACGGAATCAGTTCGCGGCCGACCACCGGGATAATCGGGATGTAGCGCCCGTCCATCGCCTGCTTCGGTTCCAACTCCTCGATGGCGTTAATGGTCGACCAATACAGGATGGGCTTCTTCTCAATCTTAGTGCGAGCGTCTGCGCCGGTTCTGGCCGTCCGACCCTCTGGGATGGCGTCCTCCATCGATTCCGACCCGTCATCAAGCAGCACTTTCCGACTCGTCTCGTATTCCAGCCGGTAATATTCGGCCACCCGTACCGCACGAGCGGCCCCTTCGCTGCCTGACACCCAATGCTGCGTGGTCGTCCCCACCGTGGACAGTTCCTCCTCGGTGTAACTGGCCATCTGGCTGTTCGGATACCGGCGCTTATAGGTGTCCCACGGCATGTCGTTGGTCAGGAACGCCCACTGCCCGTCCGAAAAGTCCGGTTCTTGTGCGAACGGGTCCAGCACCACGCTGCCCTGCTGGAGGATGCGTTTAATGATGATGCGCTGGTCAAAGGCATCGTCGCTATCCGGGTCTGGCTCCGTAATCACGCGGTAATAGCCACGGCCCGCCTTCACCGCCCGTTCAAACGCCCAACTCCGCGCCAGTCCGGCACGGCTTTCTACTTCAATGCGCCGATACAGCCCCTGAATGACTTCCGCCGTGTCATCGCTGGCTTCATCAGACAGCGGATGCACACTGACGCCCAAATGCGCGGCCTTCTCCGCGTTCAGCACCAACTGAATCGGGTGGTCGAGGCTAGGGATGCTCAACATCGGACGCTGCGGAATGGCGACGCCGCCAATCAACTGCGGCTTGCGCTGGTCTTTCACATCGGTCGGCCAGCACAGGTCGGGCACCTGAAAACGCAGCGCATCCACCTCGCGATGGCGCTGATCGACATCCGCGTCAGAGCCAATTTTGAACCGGTCGAGTGCCTGCTTCAGGTCGTCAATCTGTGCCATGTGCTAATGCGCCATCCAGCTAGAGCTTTGTGCCCACGCCCGTGACGGACGAGCGGTCGGCGTCGGCGCCACTCGCATCTGCGACCGCCCGGAAATAATCAGATACCGCGTGGCGTCCATCAAATGGTCGCCGCTCTTCACAATCTTGCCCTGCTCGTCCCGATGATACTTCCGAAACTCGCTGCGCCAGTTGCGGAGATGCTCCTGCACCTTCAGCCGCCCCGACACCAGCAAGTTCCACGTCTCAGTAATGCCCGATTCCACCGCATTGACCGCGGGGTCCAGCTTCAACCCAAGGCGTCCATAAATTTGAATCAAGGTGCGTCCGTCAATCTGGCTGCTGCCCGATGACGCGGGATCGATCACGCCCGACATCCACGCCCCACGGGCCTTGACCGCTTCCGCATGACTGGCCGGTTCGCCCTGCCCCTGATAATGCTCGTCATACAACACAATCTGCCCAGAGCCGGGGTCTTGTGCGCCCCAGACCACCGCCGTCCGGTTCCAGCCCACATCCATCGCGTAGACCCGACGCCACGTCTCGGGAATCTCCGCGGTCGGGACGAGAATATCCTTTTCGCTAATCGGATAAATCGCGCCAGACCCCAGACTCGGTTCGCCTTCAGTCCGTGCCGCAATCTGGTAGGGCGGCGTGGTCGCCATCAAGGCCCGACGCTCATCCACATCCAGATGCGGCACGTCCTTCCATCCCGCTTGAATGAACGTCTTGAACTCCGCCGACGCTTCCGTCTCAGGTTCCAAGAATCCCTTCACGACGGCGCTCATGCCTTGCAGCGGGGTAAACGTCACCATCACAATGCCCTTCGTGGTCACCGTGCGGTACAACATCTCCGTATAGCAATCCGCTGGCGGTTCTTCATCGCACCAGATGACATGCTTACTTGTGCCTTCAAAACTCGGTCGGCCCTGCTCGTAGGTCTTCAGGCCCAATAGACTGGACCCGCCGCTGCTGTGCTTGATGACCGCACCTTCCAGCGCCCCGGGCAGACCGCGTGAACTAATGGTGGACAGAATCAGGTGCGCCGGAATCATACCGGTCCCCGGCAACTGCACCGACCCCAGCAGTTTGGCTTGCACAATGTCCCGCGTCGTCTGGCTGTTGGTGCCGACCGCCCAGCATTCAACCGGCGTCTCAAACCGACGACCCGCCCACCACGGCGGATACAGGCCGGTGAGGTGACAGGTCAGTTCGTACGCGCCCGCCTCCGATTTCCCGACACGGTTCGCGGCCATGAACAGCCGTTCCTTGAAGACCTTGCCTTGGGCAAAGAACTCCAAGTGGCGCGGATACAGGACACGGGCGGTGGGACCGCTATCGGCAAAGAAGGTATTGAACCGCGCACTCGACCGGCGTCCAGCCTCGTCCATCAGTCGCTGATACAGCGCCTGTTCGTCGAGTGTCAGCGGCATTAGTCCTGAAGCTTCTTGAGCAGTGCCGCCATGTTGGCCTTCAGTTCGTCATCACTGAGCTGTGACGTGGGCTTCAGTTCAATGTCCACGCTTTGCTTGGGTTGCCCAAATGTCCGGTCCATGATGTCTTTCAGGATGGGCGCGCTGGGGGCAATGGCCGACAGCCGGTAGGTCTCATGGCCCGCATCCAGATGCGCTTGCATCACCTGCGGGTCGACGACGGTTTCCCATCGGCCCTTAGCGTCACGGGCCTGCATATGGGTCACGCCTTCCGCCGCGCTGAGCTGCGCCTCGACCAATCGGTCAAACCGGCGAGAGACCGCTTCTCGGTACGCACGCCGCAGTGACTCAACTTCTCGCACCGGCGCATACAGGGCGATGGCATGGTTCGCCACCGTCTCGCCCTTTTTTCGCCCACCTTTGTTTCCGAGGACCCCCCCAGGCTTTCGTCCCGTCGGATTTCTATTTCGCATACACGTGGCGTCACCTTATCATAAATACGCCCGTTGTCGCCTGCGGTCTATGGTAGACTTTACGCACCGCGCAGGGAGGGTCAACCGCTGGCTGCGTGGTGTACGGACGGAGGACTACCAGTGCATCGAGTCCTCACGGTGGGAGCCGGACTGGCGCATCCCTGACACGGAACGCGCATCACAGCCCGATACGACTAGAGCCGATGCGGGGTGCGCAGGTGTTCGCACTATAAGTCTGGACGAGGATGGGCAAACGCCTGTGCCCCATCTACCCCAACGACGCCCTCATCCGACGGTTGTCTTTCCGGGTCTGGCTTTTCCCACACCATGGGAGAGCCTTACCCACTCACTCTTCCCTTTCCTCTGGTTGTCCTTCCGAAGGAAGGGCAACACACAGTACAAGAGAAAAGAAGAGTAGGGGGTCAGTGCCAGAAATGTTGGAAGGGACATGCTGACGTCGGGGTTGCTCCAGTGCGTCGTCCCTCTCTTTTTTGTGTCCATGTGGGTGTAGGAACAAATCTGGCACTGAATCCTGGGCGAGCACGTCCGGAAAGCCACTTCTCTGCTTGGTACATCTGCCCCTCCACCTCCCCCGCCTGTGTGCCCTGATAGGCCTGTCACCGCTGTCGTATCCATGTTGTGCATGGATTTTGCGGGAGATGACGAGATATATATAGTATCGCTCGGACGGCGAAGCGATTCGGATTCGGGCAGACGGCCTAGTGACCGGTGGGGGAGGGCAGTCCCCCAAATAGGGTGAATGACCCATCTAGGTCGACCCCCCTAATCCCACCTGCCACTTGACCGGCGTGCACCCAGGATGCGCACGCCTAGCACGTGAGTGGAGCCCCATCGTGTGCGGTGCCCAGAGCCCTTGGACCCCCTGGACCCTCGTTGACTGTGCGCGGGGTATGTGTCGCTCCCTTGCCGGCCATCACACAAGTGTGGTAGCTTGACAGCTCGACCGACCGACCGCCGCGGCGCGGACATCGCCGCCAACTACCGCAAGTAGGACATTGATGACACCCACTACACTCCACCGACTGACCGAGGCTGAACGTGCGCACCTGCGGGCTTACGAGGCGCTCGCGGAGGCGTATCACGCAGCCTGTGAAGACGCGACGACTTACGCAGAGGTCCGCTGTGCGGACCGTCTCTACCGGACCGCGCTGGGCGCGCTCGACGCGCTCAAGGGCGGTGCACGATGACGTGGTATGTCCACGGGATCGGCGCGCCTATTGAGAAGGGCATGGTTTATCACTCGGCGCTAGAAGCGCAGGGCGCACGCGCTGACGGCCAGACTATTAGTGTGGTCCTGAGCGCAGCGGAGCATGACACGTGGACGAGGCGGGAGCGAGATCGCCTGTGCGACGGGACGTATCTACACGCGCCCGCGTCACTCGTCCAGTCGGCGCCGCCGGGTCATTTTCCTCACTTGTCGCGGGTGCGGGAGGGGATGGTCGCATACACGCCATCGCCCGAGAAAGGCCATCGCGATAAGCGCGACGTCATCACCCCTTGTCGGTATCTCGTGCAGTTTTGCCCGCAAGTGGATGCAGCGGGGCGCGAGGCTATTTGCGGGGAAGTGCGCGCCGCGCTGGAGGCGACGATGCACAGAGCGACGACAGCGGACGAGATCGAGCGCGTCTACAACATCAAGACGAGCTGGACCTCGTGCATGGCCGGACACTACCAGAGCGGCAGCGGCCAGTGGATGCAGCGGTGGAACAGTGGCGGGATCAGCGGGGACCGTCACACCCCATCGCCCGTCAGAGCCTACGGGGACTCTGACCTTGCACTTGTTTGGCTCGGCACGCTGGGCGCAACGCCGGAGCAAGACACGTTGATCGCCCGCGCTGTGGTCTGGCCAGAGCGCAAACAGTACGTACGCGTGTATGGCGACCAGCCCCGGCTCGTTGCGAGACTCGATGCGGAGGGCTGGGAGCGCGTGAGCAGCTTTGACGGCGCACAGATTCGGCGGATCGTCCTGCCGAACAGGGAGCTCTCCGTGCCGTATGTCGATGGCACAGACCGCGCAAAGGTGGACGCGTCTGGCGAGTGGTTGCGGCTCGGCAGCGGGGGCGTGAATACGAGTTCACAGGACGGACAGGTCTGCGACCACGCGGCACTATGTCGCCGGGCTGGTTGTCGACGCGAAGTGGGCGATAGCAGCGAGGATAATCTCTGTGACCGGTGTTACGACGCCCAGTGCACGTGTATCCAGTGCGACGAGGTATTCGAAGACAGCGACGAGGGCATCACTTCAGCAGCGGGGGAGTGGTACTGCCAAACATGCGCTGACGAGCGGGCATTCAGTTGCGACTGTTGCGGCGAGCCCGTGCAGCCGCTGGAGATCGACGAGTCGCTTGACAACGACGGGTTCTGCGTGGACTGTCAAGACGCGACACGATGCGAGGCGTGCGACGAATGGACCGTGGAGGAGTGCGTGGACGGCAAATGCCCGCCGTGTGTGAGGACCGAAGCGCTGAACGCCCTAACACTAGCGGTGCAAACTGCATGCGATGCGGGTGCGACCGCGCTGGAGATTGCGGCGGCGGTGGTGACGCGATGAGTCGCCGAGGCGCACGGCGCACGGCGCGATTGGGGCGACTAGTGGAGATGCTCGGCGTGGGACGCCCAGCGGGGAGCGCGGCAGAGAGGGAGTGGCGGCAGCGTTGGCTACACTGGGCGACAAAGGATGGCGGTGGGAACCTCCACCACAGCGTGTCGCAACCTGACGGCACGCCGTCGCAGGTGCTCTGGACTGCGCACACGGACACCTGTCACCGCGTCGGCGCACCGCAGCGGCTCGTGATGGACGTGATGGGGCGGATTGCACTGGCGCGGGGCGAGCGCGCGGCGTGCCTCGGCGCGGACGATACGACCGGCTGTTGGCTGCTGAGGGAAATGGTCTTCGCCGGGGTGCCGGGCCACTACACGTGGTTTCATGGCGAGGAGGTCGGTTGCGAGGGGTCCTCGTGGCTCGCGGCGCACGAGCCTGAGCGGCTCGCGGGGTTGCGCTACGCGATTGCGCTGGACCGACCGGGGACGGGCGAGGTGATCACGCATCAGCGCGGCTCGCGGTGCTGCTCGGACGCCTTCGCCGCGTCACTCTCGGCGCAGCTGGTCGGGCCGGGGCTCCCGGTACACCAGCTGGCGCACGGCGTTTACACCGACACGGCAGAACTCGTCCACCTGATCGGCGAGTGCAGCAATGTGGCGGTGGGCTACACCGGCCAGCACACACAGAGCGAGGCGCAGGACGCGCGCTACGCGCTGGCACTGCTCGACGCGCTACTCGCGTTCGACGAGGGCGCGCTCGTGGCTGAGCGCGAGCCTGCCGCGCGGGAGCCGCTAGCGACGGTGCTCGGCGCGCGTTGGTGGGACACCTCCAGCGGTCGTGACGGGGTGGAGGATTGGGACTTGCGCGCGATCTACGATAGATACAGTTTCGACCGGCCAGCCTCGCGGCGGTATCAGTGAACCGCGCACGTGAGTGGCGTCTGTGGCTCGGGCTGCTCGCGCTCTGGGCACTCGCGCAAGTCGCCGCACGCTGCCACAGCCCATAGGCGGTGGGGGAGGGGAGTGGGGGCCGCAGGCCTCCGCTCCCATAGGCGGTGGGGGAGGGGAGTGGCGAACCACAACGC